ATTCCGACCACTGCAAGACAAAATTCTAGTATTACCTGAAGCACGCATTAAGTCAGACGTGATTCAGGTGATGGATAACGAAGCCGACAGCCGTGGAACTGTAGTGGCTGTAGGTGATGGGCAAAAGTACGATAACGGCAAGCAAGACCCGATGCCGTTAAAGGTGGGCGACAAGGTGTTTTTCGGCACGTATGGGAAGTCTAGTGCCGATGATTATCTTCGTTACACAGAGTATTTTGAAGATGACGTGCGATATCTTCTCATGTCTTGGAAAGATGTTGCGTTTGTAGAAGAAACTTAACGAAAGGATTTAACATGAGCAATTCTGTTGCTACTGGTGTGGCTTACTCCGATCCCGAATTCACGACTTGTTATGTTTCGCAAGAGTTTGGCTATGCTGCTTCCGCACAGGGCGCGGTTACTCAACTGACCGACAAATCGACTGGCGTGACTTTGAACAAGTCTGCCGGTCGCATCACGATGAACAACGCTGCGCTGGCTGGTTCTACGGCTGTGTCGTTCATTCTGACGAACAGCACCATTTCCATCAATGACACCATCGTCGTGTGCGTTTCTAGTAACACCACTGGCAGCGCTTTGGGTGCTTACACTACTTACGTTTCGTATCTAGCTGCTGGTTCGGCTCTGATTACGCTGCGTAACCTGACTGCCTCGACTTCGTACAGCGAAGCAGTCATCATCAATTATTCGATCATTCACGGCGCAAGCTAATGCTAAAAAAGTCCACCAGCAAAGCTGCTTTGCAGAAAAACATCAAGACGGAGATTGCCGCTGGCAAGCCGCCCAAGCAGGCGGTAGCGATTGCTTACTCCGTCAAGAAGGCGGCGAAGAAAAAATGACTGCGGCGTGGACTAAGAAAGCTGGCAAAAACCCTGCTGGCGGTTTGAACGCAAAAGGACGGGCTAGTTATCATGCTGAGACTGGGGGGACGCTAAAGCCTCCCGTCAAAGCTGGCGATAACCCGCGCAGAGCGTCTTTCCTTGCAAGGATGGGCAATATGCCCGGCCCGATGGAAAAGCAGGGCAAGCCGACACGATTGGCGCTGGCTCTGACTGCATGGGGCGCAAGCAGCAAGGAAGATGCAAAAGCAAAAGCTAAAGCCATCTCGAAACGTAATAAAACTTAATCATGCCAAGAATTGCTGATGCCTTAAGCCCGAGACAGTACGAAGGCACGCCGGTGTCAGAGATGGCAACGGCAGCGCCGCCGACTTATGCACAGCAGGCAGCAAGGATACCCGGGCGCGTCATGGATGCGCTTCGGGCGTTGGGAGCAGGGCAGACTTACGGCACTGCCGAGCCGACGAATTCAATCTCAGACTTAGCCCGAGTTAGGTTAGGGCGTGGGTCGGTCTTTGGCGTGCCGGAAGATGTGCAGCAAAGAAATGTTGATAGGGCAATGGAAGCCGCATCAATAGCTGCGCCGATAAATACAACGGGTTTGCCAAATAAGGGCAGAGAGTTGATTCGTAGCAAAGCCGATGAATTAGCCAATTTATTGAATAAACAAGGCTTTCAAGCAACTGCGGAATACTCAGGCAGCGCCGCAGGGCCATCGGCCTATGTCAATGTATTTGACCCGCAAACAGGTCGATTTATTACGTCCCCTGCAAGGATTTCGGGACATTCTAAAGGCGCGTATCAAAGCCAATTCGTGCATGAAATTTCGGATGACCCGCAATCAACGCAAAGATTTGTTGATCTTGCAATGGAAATGCGGGCTAAAGGGCCGACAGAATTGATGCAAAAACAAGGCGAAGCGGAAAAGGCCGCTATGCAAATGCGTTATGAAAGCGCACAGAAAAAAATAGCTAAAGGTAAGTTGCTAACCAACAGCGAAAAAGAAGTCGTCGCAATGATCGAACGTCAAGCAGGGCGCACGTTTGCTGCACCGCAGGACGAAGCATTGCGCCTAGCCCAAGAACGGGCTGCATTGCCTGTAGAGCGTGGTGGTTTAGGATTGCCGCCAAACAACACGTCAGAGCAACGAGCAGCGGCGATGGGGTTTGATACGCCTGCCTATCATGCAACCGATGCTGACATATCGGCTTTTAACAATGCGAAACTTGGTACGAATACAGCTTACTTAACTGGCGGCGATGAAGATGCAATTAAATCAGCAATGCGAGGGCATTGGTTTTCCGACAGAGATTTAACAAACAAAGACCCAAGAGGATATATGTTTGGGGATGTTTCTTATCCGGTCAAATTAGCAAATCCAAAAGTAATAAACGATAAAGAATTTCAATCCAAATCTTTTATAGTAAAAGACCCCGACAACATTCGCTCCCGCTTTGCCGCCTTTGACCCATTCCGTAGAAACGCCGCAATAGCCGCAGCAATGGGCGTGGCAGCACCTGATCTACTGGCTCAAGAACGCACAAAGATCAAAGACTTAGCCAAAACGAAGTAACAACTATTGTTAATAAACATTAATTAAATCAAGACTATGGAAATTGAAACAAAAGGACGCGGAGCGCCAGTAGGCAATCAGAATGCTGCAAGGCAGAGGTTGTTCTATGACAAGCTACGCAAAATCCTCATTCAAGAGCCGCATAGGCTTCATTCTATCGCTGAGAAGCTGATTTCCGAGGCTGAAAACGGCGAGGCTTGGGCGATTAAGGAGATCATCGACCGGGTTGACGGCAAGGCTCTGCAAGCGCTTGAGAACTCAGACGGCTCGCCTTTGCTGTCCGGCATCGTGGTTTCGTTCGTCAAGCCCGAATGACTGACGTTGCAGCAGCAATAGCGAATGCTCAGTTTCCCGCGAAGCTGGAATGCCTGTTTAAGCCTGAAAAGTCTCGCTACCGCATCCTGTGGGGCGGGCGAGGCGGTGCTAAGTCTTGGGGAATTGCTAGGGCGCTGCTGATCCTTGGCGCTAGGAAGCCGCTGCGTATCTTGTGTGCCCGCGAGTTTCAGACCAGCCTTAAGGATTCAGTCCACAAGCTGCTGTGTGACCAAATTGAGAGCCTTGGCCTCATGGGGTTCTACGAGATCACCCAAGCCAGTATTCGGGCGCAGAACGGGACAGAGTTCTTCTTCTCCGGCTTAAAGAACAATGTAACAAACATTAAGTCGTTCGAAGGCATAGATATCTGCTGGGTTGAGGAAGCTGCGAACGTAAGCAAACTTTCTTGGAACGTCTTGATCCCGACCATCCGCAAGGAAGGTTCTGAAATATGGATCAGCTTTAACCCTGAGTTAGAGACAGACGAAACCTATCAGCGGTTTGTGGTCAAGCCGCCGAACGACTCGATAGTCACCAAGATCAACTGGTCAGACAACCCGTGGTTTCCCGAAACCCTAAACCTTGAGCGCGAATCCCTTAAGAATCGGGACATGGATTCCTATAACACGGTGTGGGAAGGTGTCTGTAGGCAGACGGTAGACGGGGCGATCTTTGCCCGTGAGATGCAGATGGCTGAACTCCAGCAGCGCATCACAAATGTTGTCTACGATCCCGCCAAGCCTGTTCATGCGGTGTTTGACCTTGGCTGGTCGGATAGCACGGCGATATGGTTCTTGCAGTACGTGGGAATGGAAACTCGTCTGCTGCGTTATTTTGAAGATAGTCAGCAAACCATTAGCTACTACCTGTCCAAGATGCAAACCTTCGGTTATGTTTACGACACGCTGTGGCTACCGCATGACGCTGAAAACAAAACTTTAGCCGCTAACGGTAAGAGCATCGAGGAGATAGTCCGAGGCGCAGGGTACAAGACACAAATCTTACCGCGTGTCCCGATTGTGGACAGCATCAACGCTGCCCGGACGATCTTCCCTGCCTGTTGGTTTGACCGCGAGAACACCAAGGAAGGCATCGACTGCTTGCGGCACTACCGCTACGAAGTCGATCCGAACACTGGGCAGTTTAGTAAACAACCGTTACACGATCATTACTCACACGGCGCGGATGCCTTTAGATACATCGCGTTGATGGTCAAAGAGCCACGCCGCGCAAAGCCGCAGCAAAATACCTTTGTTGTAGGCGCGAACTGGATGGGATAGACTAAGCCATGCCTTATCAAGAAGATGACCCAAGAATAGATGCCGCAATGAAGTTTTTGCGGCTGGCCTCTGATGCCGATTCAAACAATCGGATGGAGGCGCTTGAAGATTTGAAGTTTGCAGCAGGCGATCAATGGCCTGTTGAAATTCAGAACAGTCGCAACCTTGAGGCGCGACCTTGCCTGACGATTAACAAAGTCGACAGCTATGTGCGGCAGGTTACAAACCAGCAGCGGCAGCAACGCCCACGCATCAAGGTTCACCCTGTCAACAACGAAGCTGACCTAAAGATAGCCAAGACGTTAGAAGGCATCACGCGGCATATCGAGGTCAACTCGAATGCTGATACTGCCTATGACAACGCTTTCGATTACGCGGTCAGGATGGGATGGGGGTACTGGCGAGTAGAGACTGATTACGTGCGAGAAGATTCGTTTGATCAGGAAATCTATATTCGTCCGATCCATAACCCGTTTACGGTTTACTTCGATCCGAACTCTGTAGAGCCGGATGGTTCGGATGCCGAGCAATGCTTGGTAACTGAGGTCATTCCTAAAGCAACGTTCCGCGAAATGTATCCTGATGCCGATGACGGATCGGGCTTTACTTTGCGTGCTACGGGCGATTCGAGTGCTGAATGGGTGATGAAGGAAGATATCCGCATCGCGGAATACTTCCACACTGAGCGCAAGGCAACGACGCTAGTCCTACTCTCTGATGGCACGAAGCTATACAAAGAGGACTTGCCCGATGCCGACATGATGTTGGCTGCGGGCGTGACGATCATCAGTGAGCGCAAGACCTATAAGAAGGTCATCAAGTGGTGCAAAGTCACTTCGATGCAAGTGCTTGAGGAAGGCGAGTGGATTGGTAGTTACATCCCCGTTATTCCTGTCTACGGCGCACAACTGACCGTCGAGGACAAGCGCAAAAAGTTTGGTCTAGTGCGTCATGCTAAAGACCCGCAGCGGATGTATAACTTTTGGCGCACCAGTCAGACTGAAAGCATCGCCCTTGCACCCAAAGCTAAGTGGTTGTTGGCTGAAGGTCAAGACGAAGGCCACGAAAACGAATGGGCGCAGGCTAACATCAAGTCAGCACCAGTCTTGCGGTACAAGCAGACAGACATTGAAGGTCGCGTAGCACCGCAACCGACCCGACTGCAACCCGAAGCGCCGCCGCAAGGCATTATGGAAGCAGCATCGTCAATCAACAACGACCTGCAAGCGGTGTTAGGCATCTTCGATCCGAATCAAATGCCGTCGGGCAACATTTCCGGCAAGGCGTTGAACGGTCAGCAGCAGCAGATCGATCTGTCGAACTATCATTTCTACGACAACCTGACTCGTTCGATTAAGCATACCGGCAAGATCATTCTAGACTTGATCCCGAAGATTTACGATGCAGAGCGCGTCATGCGGATCATTGGCGATGATGGTCAGCCGGACATGGTGACGATCAACCAGCGTGACGCTGTGGGCGCAATCCTCAACGATGTGACCGTGGGCGAATACGATATCGTGATGGATACAGGGCCGGGATATCAGTCTAAGCGCATCCAAGCAGTCGAGGCGATGATGCCTCTTATGGCAAAAGATGAACTGTTCAAGATTGCTGGCGACTTAGTGTTCCGCAATATGGATTTCCCGGGCGCAGACATTATTGCCGACCGACTGGCAGCATCGAACCCGTTGGCGCAGCTTGACGATAAAAGCCCGATCCCGCCGCAGGTGCAGATGCAACTGGCGCAGAGCAAACAGGTCATTGAGCAGATGCAGCAGCAGATGCAAGCGATGCAGCTTGAGATCAACAACCGTGGTCAAGTCGCTCAAATCCGCGAGGAAGGCGCTAACAAACGCAAGTTGATGGAAGTGACTAGCAAGGCGCATAACACCGAAACGATGGCTGAAGTGAAGGTAAACGATCAAAACACCCGATCCATTACCAGTCAGAACAAAACAGAGATTGATGCCATTGTGCAACTGTTGTTACATCACATGGATACAAGCAGGCTGACGGCAGAGATTGATCGTCGGAATATGGAACAGAACCAATACGCTGCAATGGCGGCGCAAGACATTTCGCATCAAGGCAGCCCATTCTTGCAGCAATGATTTTCTAGGAGTATATTTTTAATCTACCGTTGGATTCAACGGGTCAAAATCTTGAGGAAACTCATGTCTGAAGTGCAAGAGTCTAAACAGGCTCAAAATGTTGTAACAAGTGAAAATTTAGCCGAATTTAACCAAACGCACCTACGTCTAGCTCCCGACGAACCTGTTGAGGCGACTGAAGAAGTCGAGCCGACCGAATCCGAGGATGAGAGTGGACAGGAAGCAGTTAACGAGGCAACTGAACCGGAAAAGAAACAGAATCCGAAACTCGAAAAACGTTTCTCAGAACTGACCAAGCAACGCGAACTAGCCCGGCAAGAAGCCGCAAAGGAACGTGAAGCAAGGACAGCACTAGAAGCGCGGTTAAGGGAACTCGAAGATAAGGTCACGCCAAAGGCTGATCCGATTGACGAAGAACCGAAGCCGGAGCAATTTACCGATGCGTTTGAGTATGCAAAAGCATTGGCAGATTACTCAGCAGAAAATGCGTTGAGAAAGCGAGATCAGCAAGAAGCCGAGCGCCGCGTACAGGAAGAACGTCAAAAAGTCATTACGACTTGGAACGAACGACTGGAAACAGCGAAAGCTGAAATGCCTGATTTTGAGGACATGGTAGCAAGCAGCGAAGTCGCGGTAAGCGATCAGGTGCGAGATGCCATCCTTGAAAGTGACATAGGGCCAAAAATCCTATATCACCTTGCTGAGAATCCCGAAATTGGGGAGAAGTTGGCGAAGTTGTCAACGATTAACGCGCTGCGCGAGATTGGGAGACTGGAGGCGAAGTTGGAAACGCCTACCGGGGCAGCTAAACCTGTGTCGGTGTCTAAAGCACCTGCACCGATTAAACCGATCAAGGCGATGGGATCAACATTGGACAACAAGCTAGACAGTAACGGGGAATTTCACGGTACTTATGCCCAATGGCGAGCCGCACGCAAGGCCGGAAAAATCCGCTGATTCCATTCTCATTTTTAAGGACAAATCATGTCAAACAATCTGTTGACTATTAGTAAGATCACTAACGAGGCCTTGATGGTCTTGGAAAACGAACTCACCTTTACTGGTGAAGTTGACCGCAACTATGACGATCAGTTCGCCGTTGTTGGCGCGAAGATCGGTAACACCGTTAACGTTCGCCGTCCGGGGCGCTTCATTGGTACGACCGGCCCTGCGCTGAACGTTGAAGATTTCAACGAAACCAGCGTGCCTGTCACCCTGTCGACCCAGTTCCACGTCGATACCCAGTTCACCACGCAAGATTTGGCGCTGTCGTTGGATATGTTCTCGGATCGTGTGCTCAAGCCCGCGATTGCTGCGATTGCCAACAAGATTGACCGCGATGGTTTGGTCATGGCGAAGAACAATACCGCGAACATCGTCGGTACTGCCGGAACTCCTCCGACTGGCCTGATTACTTACCTGACTGGCGCTGCGTACCTCGACAGCGAAGGCGCACCGCGTGATGGTCGTCGTTCGTGCATCGTTGAGCCGTTCACCTCTGCGACCATCGTTGACAGCCTGAAAGGTCTGTTCATGCCGTCGGCTAAAATCTCGTCGCAATACGAGAAAGGCCTGATGGGTACTGACTCTGCCGGTATGAAGTGGAAGATGGATCAGAACGTGGTCAATCAGACGTTTGGTTCGTACTCGACCGCTACCTTGGCTTGCGCTACCACGACCGCTACGGGCTTCCTGACGAGTGGCTGGGCTTCGACCTCGACCATCGCCCTGACTGCTACGACCGCGACTGCTGGTCTTAAGCAAGGCGACGTGATTCAGATCGCTAACGTCTTTGCTGTGAACCCGCAGAACCGTCAAGCCTACGGCTCGAACAAGCTGCGTAATTTCGTAGTGACTGCCGATGTGACTGTCTCTACCAGCGGCACGACCTCTGTGACTGTTTCCCCGGCTGTGATTACTGCTGGTCAGTTCCAAAACGTGAACCTTGCTGCTACCTCGGCGACCGCTGTCGTTACTCCGTTCAACAATACCGGCGTAGTCTCGCCGCAGAACATCATCATGCACCGCAATGCCTTCACGGTTGCGATGGCTGATCTTGAACTGCCCGAGGGCGTGCATTTCGCTGGTCGTGCAAGCGACAAAGAACTGGGCATGAGCATCCGCGTTGTCCGTCAATACACCATCAACAACGACTCGATCCCGACTCGCCTTGATGTGCTGTATGGCTGGGCGCCGCTTTACCCGGAACTCGCCTGCCGCGTCGCAGCTTAATAACTCACACAGAAAAGGAAACGACAAATGTCTAATCCCGGCCCAGCATCAGCAACTACTATTCACCCGTCGAATTTGGCGACCAATCAGGCGATTCGTCTGCTTGCCTTTGCGAGTGCAGTACCGATCTCGCAAACCGGCGATGCAAGCGTCACCCTGCCGCTGAATAACACGACCTCCTACTGCGTGCAGAACGTTGCCATTACCAACGCTAACAAAGACGTTAGCAGCGGCGCACTGGCAATTTGGACTGCACCGGCAGGTACGGGTACTGAAATCGTTACTAACGCTACGCTAACCAGCAATACCAGCGCTTCGTATGTAACTAACTCAACCGTGGTGGCTGGCACTAAAGCTACCCAACTGTCTGCACAGACTCTGTATGTCCGAGTTGGTACGGCAGTTGCAGGTGGAACTGTCGATGTGTTTGTCTACGGTTTCGACTTCGGTGAGTTCTAATCAGTAACGAAGAAAAGGGAAAGCCGCTTCCATTAGGGGCGGCTTTTCTTCTTTAGAAAGGTCGAAAAATGGTTAACACCTCAGTTATTCGGGTCAGCGGCAAAACGTTTGCGCTAGACCTTACCACCTCGGCTAGTTCAGCCTTGCTAGTCAGCGCAACGACGAACGATCAAACAAACTATGTTCAACTGCTCAATACCGGAACTGGTATCGCGGCTGTTGAACTGTCGAACAGCAGCACCGTAGCGACTCCGGCGATTCCTTCGACCGGCAATGGCAGCACCAGCTACATTCTGCCCGCAGCTATGAATTATCCGGTCATTATCGCAGCACCGAAAGCGCCGTTTTATCTCAAGGCTATTAGTTCCGGCACAAATACGCTCTACATTGCCGCCGCCCAAGCCGACTAAGGGGCTGTCATGTCTCAAATACTGCAAAACGAAACAGCAAGCACGCAGACGATAAACATCGTCCCAGTGCAGGGGATATTCACAGACACGCAAGGGTTTGTGACGTTTGTCGGGCCTGCTGGCACGTACTTCACCGTTGGTGCTAGTGGCGCTGCATCTATTACTAGCGGCACGATTAACGGTGCAACGATTGGCGCTACAGTTCCCTCAACCGGCGTATTTACAAACATCGCTACCACGACGGGAACGATCTCAACTACGCCCTCAACGGGGAATGACATAGTAAATAAAAGCTATGTCGATGCGTTAGTGACGGGTCTTGACGTTAAAGGTTCGTGTATTGCTGGAACGACTGTCAACATCACGCTATCAGGCACGCAAACGGTTGATGGCATCGCGCTGATTGCTGGCGATAGGTGTCTAGTTAAGAACCAAAGCACTGCGTCAGAAAACGGCATCTATGTTGTGGCAAGTGGTGCATGGACACGTTCGACCGATATGGATACGTGGTCGGAAGTTCCCGGCGCGTTTACGTTCTTGGAGCAGGGCAGCAGCCAAGGCGATACGGGGTGGGTGTGTACGGCTAACGCGGGTGGAACGATTGGTGTCACCGCGATGAACTGGTCGCAGTTCTCAGGCGGTGCGTCGTATACCGCAGGGACTGGCCTTACGCTTGTCGGTTCAGCTTTTACTCTTGCTAACCCTGTTGCTGTGAACCTTGGTGGTACGGCGGGAACTGCTACCCCGACAGCAGGTGCGGTGGCTTACGGTAGCGGTACGGCTTATGCGTTTACCGCTGCGGGTACTTCGGGACAATTCCTAAAATCTGCCGGTGCTGGCACGCCAGTATGGGATACACCAACTTCTGCGATCACGATCACCGACGATACAACGACCAATGCTTCGCGCTATCTGCTATTTACGAGCGCCACTAGCGGCACGATCTCGGCTGAAAACACCAGTTCCACGCGGTTAAGTTTCAATCCTTCGACCGGCTATTTGACGGTTACAGGACTGACTAGCCCGATCATCAACAACCCGACAGTAACGAACTACGTCGAAAGCGTTGTCGCCATCGGTACGGTAACGACTACGAACACGCTGTCACTGACTAACGGTACGGTTCAAACTGCAACCCTGACGGCTTCGACGGCTTGCACGTTCACGATGCCGACTGCGACTGCTGGCAAATCTTTTTTACTGTTGCTGAAACAAGCTGCATCTACAGGCAACGGCACTGCAACGTTTACTAGCGTGAAGTGGGGCACAAGCGGTGCGCCTACGATTACCGCTACCGCAGGCAAGATGGATATTCTGACGTTTATCAGCGATGGAACGAACTGGTACGGTTCGATTGCACAGGGATATACACCGTAATGTTTGCAGCCAAAAATTTCTTCCTTGCCGGTGGTTCTGTTCCGCTTACTGCCGAATACCTTGTTGTTGGCGGTGGCGCAGGAGGCGGCAAAGCCTATGCTGGTGGTGGCGGTGGAGGTGGATTCAGAACTGCGGCAAATTTTTCATTAACGCCAAGCACTAGCTACACAGTCACGGTAGGCGCTGGCGGTGCTGGATCGACAGTTAGAACCGTAAACGGCGCGGATGGTAGTTCGTCTGTATTTAGCAGCATCACATCTGCTGGCGGTGGCGGTGGTGGGTCGGTAACTGCCGGTGGAACGGCAAACGGCACTTCGTCTGCAAATGCATCTGGCGGTGGCGGCGCAGTTAATGCCGGTGGTTATGCAGGGACTGGCGGCACAGGCGCAAATTACGGAAACAACGGCGGTGATGGCCTTAACTCTGCACCTTATCCCGGTGGTGGCGGTGGCGGTGCTGGTAGTGCCGGTGCAAACGGCGCAAGTTCAACGGGTGGGGCAGGTGGCTCGGCATCGACTTCTTCGCTATCTGGCACATCGCAATCGTATTCAGGCGGTGGTGGCGGGGGTACTAATACGGGTAGTCCGACAGGAACGGGTGGCACAGGTGGCACGAACGCTGGCGATGGATCAAGCACTACCGTAGGTAGCAACGCAATCGCAAACTTTGGCGGTGGCGGCGGGGGTGGAGCAGGCGGCGCAGAATTTGCTGGCGGCAATGGCGGTTCTGGTGTTGTCATCATCAAAATACCTAGCAGCTACACCGCAACCTTCTCCGGTGGGGTGACGCAGACTTCCACGACTAGCGGCGGCTACAATATTTATACTGTGACTGCAACATCAACAACTAGCGAAACCGTATCGTTCGCATAGGAAAAATCATGGCGCATTTTGCTCGTTTAACGAAAAACAACATCGTTGATTTTGTCACAGTAGGACGGGACGAGGATAACGGCAAAGAAGCTGAACTGTCGGCGCGTACTGGTGACGTTTACAAACAGACTTCATACAACACAAGCGGCGGGGTTCATTCTTTAGGTGGTACGCCATTCCGCAAGAATTACGCGGGCATCGGCTATACCTACGACGCAGGGCGGGATGCTTTCATTCCTCCAAAACCTTATCCGTCTTGGGTGCTGAATGAAAATAGTTGTTTGTGGGGTGCGCCTGTAGCAATGCCAACAGACGGCAAATACGAATGGGATGAAACACGTCTTACGTGGGTAAGGCAATGAATTTGCAATGGCAGATTCTTAGTGTCGAGGAAACCGACGGCGTTATCACCAGCGCCCATTACAAAGTGACGGCTAGGGGCTATGAGCAGGTAGTGCAAAGCGAAGGACACTGGAAGTTTCCCGATCCGGTGGCAATTCTTCCCTATCATAAAGTGCGGCAAACAGATATCATTTCGTGGATCGAACAAGGCTCAAAAGGCGCAATCAGCAGCAACCTAGAAAGCCAGCTTTTAGCGCTGAACAAGGAAAAACCTGTGCTGCCGTGGTTAAAGACTGCTTTCACGCCGTTTAAGGACTGAAAATGGCTCAACCGATTGACATTATTAGCCGCGCCTTGAAGGACATAGGTGCGCTAGAAGCGGGCGAAACGCCAACAGCGGATGCCGCGCAGGACGCATTCGATATGCTCAATGACCTAGTGGATCAATGGTCGAATGAGCAGATGATGGTCTTTTACAAGACCGAGATTATCTTCCCTGTAGTGCAGAACCAAATCCAATACACAATCGGGCCGGGTGGTCAGATTGGCGCGACGTTCATTGGCTCAATCTCAGGGACTACTCTGACGATCACATCTATATCTGCCGGTGCGGTGGCTATTGGGCAGACTCTGAGTGGTACAGGAGTCACTGCGGGAACGACCATCACAGGCTTTAATTCGGGCGCAGGCGGCAACATCAACGAGGCTGGTACGTATACAGTCAATGTCTCGCAGACTGTCTCTAGCACCACGCTATCGGCTTACTATCAGCGCCCTCTAGCAATCAATTCTGCTTTCGTTCGCGTCACTACAACCAGCAACGGTGTGCCCATCTATAACGGTGGTTTGGATTACCCTGTGGGCGTTTTGAACGTCGAAGAATATGAGCAAATTGGACTGAAAAGCCTTAACGGGCCGTGGCCTAAAGGTCTTTACTATATGCCGGGTGAACAGCTAGGCACGATTTACGTATGGCCTAACCCTGCACAGGGCGAAATGCACCTGTTTGCGGATACGGTGTTTGCCCGCTATCAGACGATGTACGACACGATAGCGTTGCCGCAAGGCTACAGCATGGCGCTGCGGTGGAATCTTGCCGAGCGTCTTATGCCAATGTACGGCAAAGCCTCAACGACTCAAATCACGATGATTAACGCTTATGCCGCGCAAGGCAAGGCAACGATCAAACGCACGAATATGCGACCGACCCAAGCTGCTAGATATCCCGATTCCCTCCTAGTTGGCAAGATGAAGGATGCGGGCTGGATTCTTAGCGGCGGGTTTATGAGGTAAGAAATGCCGGATTTCGGATTTGTAGGGGCTAGTTACGAAGCACCTAGCATCTATCAGGATGCACAGGAGTGCATTAACTGGTATCCCGAAGTAGACCCAACTAAACAGCCGGGTGAGCGCGGTGTAGTCGCTTTATACCCTACGCCGGGGCTAGTCTCGCAGATTGTGCTGCGAAACCAACAAGAAGTTAGGGGGATGCGTACCCTGTCAGGTGGATCAATCCTGTTGGCGGTGTGCGGGCCTTATGTCTACTCAATGGATTCGACTTACGTCCCGACAATTATCGGACAGCTTAATTCGTCCTCCGGTCGCGTTGGCATTACTGACAACGGGCTGAATGCGTACATCGTAGATGGAACGTATCGCTACACGTGGAGAATTTCCACGCCATTAAGCGCACAGTTTGTAGGATCAGTCTCAGGAACGACCTTAACCGTCACCCTAATGAACAGCGGAACGATCACAACTGGTCAGCAACTGTTCGGGGTAGGTGTAACTGCGGAAACCGTAATTACAGCGCTAGGCACAGGTTCGGGCGGGGTGGGTACGTACACCATCAATATCTCGCAGACTGTCGCATCCAGCACCATGAACTCGGCGGCTGTGGCCTCGGTGATGACTGCCTCGATTGGAAGCGGTGTTCAGTCGTTTGCCGTCACTAATGGCGGGGCTAACTACATCAGCCCGATCATTACTTTTAACACGCCATCGGGCGGCGTTGCAGCAACGGGAACAGTAACGCAGGTGGCAGGCGTTGTCACTGCGGTGACAATCACTAACCCCGGCACTGGCTACAGCACGACCGCAACGTTTACGATTGCCGATACGCTAGGCGGTACTGGTGCATCCGCGACCGGAACGGTCACAATGGCTAACTACTCGCTGAATGTGACAGCGACTTCGGGAACGTTGTACCCCGGTCAGACAGTCCAAGGCGCAGGCATTACTGCAAACACCATCATTACCGCCCTCGGTACGGGTACGGGTGGAACGGGTACATACAGCGTCAGCCCATCGCAGACGATCTCTAGTCAGACTATGTACGCTTTGAACTTTACGGTTCTGCCTGCAACGGATGGCGCATTCTCAGGCGCAACGTCGGTGGACGTAGTGGACAACTACATTATTTACAACAGACCGAACACGCAGCAGTTTGGTTCTACGTCTGCACTATCGCCATTTTCGCCAGCTTTATCTTTTGCAAGCAAAGACGGATCGCCTGACAACTTGATGGCGATCATGGTGGATCGTAGAGAAGTCTATTTGCTTGGTGAAGTCTCTAGCGAAGTGTGGATTGATGCTGGAACTTTTCCGTTCCCGTTTCAACGTATACCGGGAACGTCTACGCAACACGGCATAGCAGCTAAATTCTCTATTGCTAGGCTTGGCAATTCGTTCGCGTACATCTCAAAAAATAACCGTGGCGATGCGGTCATTGTGCAGATGAATGGTTACGTTCCGCAGCGGATCAGCACGCACGCAGTTGAGAATTCGCTAGAAGGTCAAGTCATCACTGATGCTATTGCGTGGTCATATCAACTAGAAGGTCACGAAGTCTATGTAATTTCGTTCCCGACTTTGCAACTTACATGGGCTTACGATCTAACAACCGGACTATGGTTCAAGTGGTTGTATTGCACGAATGAGAACCAATACCAAAGACACCGAGGGAATTGCTCTGCATTCTTTCAAGGCTTTACGCTTGTCGGTGACTATGACAACGGCAAAATTTACGCATTGAAGAATGACATTTTTACTGATGACGGTCAGCAGGTGCGTCGCTTACGACGATGCCCGCATCTAGTCTCAGACTTCCAGCGCCAGTTTTTTGACGAGTTGCAGATTCAATTCCAACCCGGTGTCGGTGCATCTACAGGTCAAGGCGACAATCCGCAAGCGATGCTGAGATGGTCTAACGACGGTGGTTCTACTTGGTCAAACGAACACTGGACGAGCATAGGTCAGATCGGCAAATACAAGAATCGTGCGATATGGCGGCGACTTGGTACTGCGCGAGATCGTATCTATGAAGTCGTGGTAACCGATCCCGTCAAATGCGTGATTGTGTCGGCAAACCTTAAAGCGTCATCAGGGGACAGCTAATGCTTCCAACCTCACAAACACAGCCTTACCCGCAGTCGGAATTCCTTGATAAAACGACGAATCGCCCGACACGGACATGGCAACAATTCTTTATCAACCTGCTGAACTTTTCTAGTTCGACGAGTGCGACAGCGGGTAACTACGTATTGCCTAGCAAGCCTGCGGGCTTTATGAACGTCACGGTTAACGGTCAACAGTTCAAAGTGCCGTATTACAACCAATGAACCTAATCATCAGCGAAACGCCGAGCCGTGAGCAGATAGATCGTCTGCAAGCAGAGATGGTCAAGATGCCACAGGTTGAACTGCAAACGGATCATTACTTTGCGGGCGGGATGTATTGCCGTCGCGTATTCCGTCCGGCTGGCACGACGATTGTCGGCAAGGTGCATAAGAAGGCGCATATCTTTCTTTGTGCTGCTGGAGAGATCATTGCTTGGTCAGAAAAAGGCATGGTCACATTGAAGGCGGGCGATGTAGTGGAATCACAGCCCGGCACTAAGCGCGTGACGTATGCAGTCAAAGATTCAATCGGCATCACAATTCATCAAACCGATAAGACCGATTTGGATGAGATCGAAGCCGAAATTATTGAGCCGGATGTAATGGCGTTGTATGACGCACGAAATCAGATAACACAAGGATTACTATCATGACATGGGTAGCCGCAGCGGTTGGTGGAAGCGCCGTTCTTAATTACATATCAGGGCAAAATCAAGCAGACGCTGCAAAAAAAGCCGCGCAACTGCAAGCGGATGCTGCAAACCGTGGAATTGATATTCAGAATGAACAGTTCAAGTTAATCAATGAGCAGCAACGCCCGCAACGCGAATTAGGCTACAAAGGTATTAGTCAGATTTCGGGCATGATTCCGTATCTGACGAAACAGTTTGGTGCTCAAGATTTGCAAGCAGGACTAGCACCTAACTATGACTTCATGCTTAGTCAAGGTCAAGGCATCAATGCAGCAAAGGCAAATCAAGCCGGTGGGATGATTGGCGGCAATGCTTTGCAAGGTCTTAACCAGTTCACGCAAGACTATGCAGGAAATGCCTATCAAAATGCGTTTACCAACTTTCAAAATCAGCAGACAAACATTTACAACCGTCTTGCTGGGATTGCAGGTATAGGTCAGACAGCACAAAATGCAGTCAATACCGCAAGCGGAAACCTTGCAAATAATGTGTCAAGTCTTGGCGTAGGTGGAGCAGCAGCTACAGGCGCAGGATTGGTAGGTGCTGCCAATGCTTACGGCGGCGCTGCAAGCAACATCGGTAACAATGCAATGTTAGCCGCGCTTATGTATAAGCCAACGCCCGCGCCAGCAGGAGGCGTTAACATGACACCAACATCAGCAGGCGGTGGATTTGAATTTCCGATAGCTTAAGGATGAATCATGGCAGATTTTGGATTTAATACAAACATTCCCCAAGGTGTGCAACCTCTAAGGACAAATCTTGCTGACATGGTTAACACCGCAGCGGGATTGCAAAGCTATCAGCAAGCGCGGGAAGTTAATCCGTTGTTGTTGCAACAAGCACAACAAACAACGCGCACAGGGCAGATTGCGTTAGGGGTTGAAGAACAGAAAAACACCGAGCGCAACAATGTCATGCAGTTTATGTCCAACCCTGAAAACTATCAGACAAATGGACGCATCGACATTGACAAGATGAACAAGTCTCTCCCTGCCATTGCGCCGCTAACTCATGGCGATGTGATAAGCAGATTTACTACGCTGGGACAAGCACAAACGCAAGCTATTGATGCAAAGCAAAAGCTAACGCAAGAACAACGCAGTATAGTGGCTAGTAGGTTTGCAATTTTAGGCAGAAGTGGGGTGCAGGACAAAAACGCATATTTGCGAGAAATGGAACTGCTGAAACAAGAAAATCCCGAAAATCCTGATTTGCATCGACTGATTGACGCATATAAAACAACGTGGGCAGACATTCAATCAGGGCCGAATTTGCCGGGAATTGCGATTGCTGGCGCACAAACGTTGCTTAAGCCGTCTGAGCAGCAAGCACTTGCACCGACTGTTGGAACACTTAGCACAGGCGCACAGGTATTTCCGACAATTACTACGCCGTCTGTTGGTGGTATGCCGCCTAGCATTCAAGTTGGTAGACAAGCAATAGCACCAATAGAATTGCCGCCCGGCTCTCGCATGGTTGACACTGGTCGCGTTGACGTACACAACAATCCAATTTTCAACGTGTTTGATGCAACCGGCAGGGCAATTGGACAAGTAACAGTTCCTACAAATGCACCGGAATCGTCATTGCCGGGTGCTACACCAACTGCACCGCGTCCTGTTGTGCCTCAAGCTGCCGCACCTGCTGCGCCTTCAATGGGTGTAGTAAGAATGCCAGCAAATGAAACTGAAGCAACAATGACGGCAGCAAGAAACATACAATTAACAGCAAACAAAGCCGCAACAAGTGTGCCGCAAAGCCAATTCAATGCAAACCAAATCATTAAATTGGCAGATGAAGCTGCAACAGGTAGAGGCGCAGATTTGCTGCAAGGATTAACTGGTGGATATGCAGGTCTTGGTCTTGTTGGAAGCACAAATATGGCTGATGCTTTGAACAAGCTAGGTCATTACATGGCGCTAGAGACTGCTAACCTTGCTTCCGCGTCAGGACTTGGAACGGATGCGGCACGCGGCATTGCTGAAAGGATGACGGGCACAACGTCATGGACTGCTGACGCTATCAAAAGCACAGCCCGCATCAATCGTGCTATGTCTACAGGCATTGACTTGTTTAATCAAGGCGTAAACAATGCAGTAGCGAAAGCAAACAATAGCCCAATCGCAGCACGAGAATTCCAAAATATGTGGTCACAAGTTGCAGAGGTAAACGCATTCCGGTTGATGGATGCAATAAAAAATAACGACACAGTTGCTGGACAAGAATTGATAAAAGAACTTGGTGGCCCTAATTCTCCAAAACTAAAACAGCTTAAGTTGAAGGTTAGTACCATTAACAACATGATCGGCGGTCAATAATGGGCGCGAGAGATGAGTATTCTTCTGCCGCGATTGATGATTTTGTCAATCAATCGGTAGGCAAATCTCCGGCAAGGCAAGCGCCTGCAAGACAAGCGCCAGTCAGACCGGATACGGTTGTATCGCCATCGCAACAACAAGACCGCGACCGCGTGCGTTTGCGGATTCTGCAAGACGAGCAAAAACTTAACCCTGACGATGCAACCTTACGCACGCAGATACAAGGACTGCGGGCAAAACTAGGTGTAACTGGCGGCGAAGTGCCGAGCGATTATTCGTCCGAATCCATTGATAAGTTTGTTACTGAAAGCACTGGAGAAGCGCCGAAAACTGTGCGAGCAATGTCCGGTCGTTTGAGTCAAATTCAACGTAACATTAATGAAGGTATTACTTCAAATAGTGAAATTTTACGCACGTTAGTGCAAAACCCTGCGGCTACGGTTGCGGGTGGTCTTGCAGGTCTTGTAGGAACGATTCTTCCCGGCCCTGCGGGTCAGGGGGCAAATTGGGTTGAACGTGTCACCGGCGCATTAAGCTATGAACCAAAAAGCCAGCAAGCAAAAAATGTTACCGAGGCTTTGGCTGTTCCCGGAGAATATGCAGAGAGATACATTACAGAGCCAGCAGGATCGGCTGTGGCGCAAGTTTCTCCTGCTGCGGGTGCTATCACTAAGGGCGCGTTAACTGCTGCGCCAATGGTTTTAGGTTTGCGTGGTGGCCCAAAACGTCCGACTGTTGAGGTTTCGCCTGCCCGCGTAGTGCCGCCGGGTGA